AAATGCGTCTCTAATGTTTCCGCCAGGTGCATCTACGTCTCTAAACTCTCCAGGTTGAATCGATTGCGCTTCATCTCTAACACGAATACCTCTTTGCTTAAATCCAGCTGGCATATTTGAAAAAGTACCAGCATCTAATAATTGTCTAAGTGCATTCGTTGCAGTTCTTGATAATCCACCTATCATATGGATTAATCCAAAACCATAAAACCCAAGACCAGGTAAGAATTTAAAATGTGCAAAATATTCAATTTTATTTCTTAATGGGTCTTCAGCTTTAAAATTTCTTCTAATAGATAAAACTTCTCTTGATGATGTATCAATTGTTACAATGTATGGAAGTTTTATTCCTGTTGGGTTTTGCTCCATGTCTTTATCTTCAAAACCTTCAAGATCAAGATTAGTATGTACTTCTAGAATAGTAAACATTTGTTCATCTCTAGTTTTTCTAACCCCTTCTAGCTCTCTTTCTTTTTTATCTACTTCTGTTTCTTGAGAATAACCAGGAGTAATTTCTATATCTCTATAAAACCCAGCTACTTGTTTTTTTCTTAAATCATTTTCTGACATTTTTAAAACGTGCACAATTGCATCTGCATCTTCTAAAGATGTTGCTGTGTAAGGTACTATCAAATCATCTGCCGGAACAAATTTGGACACGGCTCTACCAAGTAGTTCATCGTAATAAACTTTCTTGAATGCAGAGCCGCTAAGAGGGAGATAAAAAAGTAACTGATCGAACTCGGGTTCATACTCTTTCATCACGTTCATGAGTTGATAGTTCATGAAATTTTTTACTCTTGTAGCCTGGTCTTCTTTTTGTCTGTTGACTATACCCATTATTTGAGTGTGTACTGGACCAGTTGCTGGAAGTAATTCTTTGTAAGCGTGTGCTTGAAACTGTGTTACCGCTTCAGCTAATACAGGGTGGGTTGCACCACTTGCATTTGTAAACGGTTGTGATCTGTTTTCGTATTTAAATCCTAATAAATCTAAACCTTTGGTATAAGCATCTTCCCAATCTTTTCTTGATGATTTGTACTGCATATAGTTTTCATAAAGTTCAGAACCTAAACTACCTAAAACATCTTCAGGTAATAGATCTGCTAAATTATCAAAATGCTCGTTAGTTCCCGGTTGGTTTACGGCCTCCGGATCAAAAGTAATTGTAGCTCCACCATCTTCATCTTGTTCAACTTGAATATCTTCAGGTCCAACTTGTTCGTCAACGTTATCTTGAGATGCTTCTGCAATCTCCTGTTCGCTAGGTAATTTTATTTCCTGCTCTACGTTGGGTAAAGCTTTGTCTATATCTGCCATTATTTTTCTCCGAGTTCTTCACCACTATAATCTTTTTTTCAGGAACATTCAACCCTTGTGGGTTCGGTCCTCTAAGTGGTGATATCGTCGTTGTTAATTTTTTAGTCATCTAATAATCCCATACCTTGTATCACTGCAGAAGCTGCAAATCCACCTATTCCTGCTCTAGATAATCCTCTAAGAGCAATTTTAGGTAAACCTAGTCTAGCCACTTTTCTAATCGTTGGATTTAATCCTCTAGTTAATTTATCTGTTTGTTCAGCAAACATTGGATATGTATAGTTTAATGGATTAGTTGCAATATCTGTAAATGAGTCTCCTTCTGAAACTTGACTAGCAATATCTCCAGCCATAAAAGGTGCTAGTAGTGCAGGTGATGCTGCAATTCCAAGTCCTCTTCCTAAAACCCTTAAACCTGTTTTTGCCATACCAGGTCTTGGTTTTTTCTTTTCAATACCAAAAGCTCTAGACTTACTAGCCTTAATTGTTGACGGCGCAGCAAGTGCTGTTGTTCCTGCAAGTGTTGCACCTAATGCAGGTAGTTGATAGTCCAGTATTGCAGGTCTCTCTATATCAATAGAAATAGGATCTGTTGCCATATCAACCAACATATTTTTTTGTTGGTCTTCGTTTGATAAATAACTTGTTGGGTCATCACTACTAAATGCTTTGACTAATCCTATCGCAGCTCCTACACCTGCACCGATACCAAATGTTTTTGGACCAGGGCCTTTTAAGAATCCTAAGAAACCGGTAGCCGCTTGTTTAACTTTCTGCATAGCACCACTAGTGTTGGGTGCTTCATCAAAAACCTGTGCTGCTTTTACTGGATCATTTTGAATTGCAGCCTTACAATCTCCAGGTAAACCACCACGAGATAATAAACTACATAGAACTAATTGTTCTCTTTGAGATAGTTTATCAGCTCCTTGGATCATCTTATTTGCTTTTTTCTGAAGTTCCATAGACATAGGTCTATTTAACTCTATTAAATCTCTAAGTGTTTGCGATTTTTTAATTTCTTTTAAACTAGCTCCTTCAGTTAAATCTAACGGATCTATTGTTTTTCTTAAATCAACACCATACTCATATTTTTTTAAAGTATACGGGTCTATAGTTTCAAAAGTCTTGTATCCACCACTTTCTGCAGCAAGCCTCATACCTTTGACATTTGCTTCTTCTAGTTTTTGTTTCCAGTTATTCGGTTTATTTTTTATAAGTCGTAGCTGTTTCTTTTTTAACGATCTTAATTTTTCATCAAATTCTTTTAATGCTTCTTGATTTATAACAGCTGGAGCGTAACCCAAATTTCTTGCAGTTACCTCTGTAAAAAATTTATCCCCCATATGACTTTTTTGAATTCCAGAATCTTTTGGTCCTGAATAAAATTTCTCCATTGTAGCTTGACTAAATTTTCTTTGAGCAGCAACTTCTTTTTTGTTAGCGGCTCTTTTTCTTTCAGCTTCGTCACCAAATTTTAAAGGTATCTTTCTTCTAAAACCAGGGACTGCTATGTCTGCAGATTTAATTGCACTTTCAAAAACTTTTTTATTTAAATTATATTTCTCTGCAATTTTTGGAGTTGTTCCTTTTTTTATATTGGTAGCAAGTTGGTAGTCTCTTAGGGCCTTAAAACCTTTTAATGTAGAGGTTTGAACCATGCCTATTTTTTTAATTTCAGGTATTATATCGTTTTTAAATTTTGCTATTGAACTAGGCTTTGCATCTGTTCCTAAATGCTTGTTTACAAAACTAGGTACATGAATTACTTTTATTTTTGAATGATAGTTTTTTAACTCTAGCTTTGCGTCTTCAATTGCCTTATTTAACTTTGGATTGTCTACTAAAGTTCCTCCTCTTTCAGCTACAGCTTCTGCCTGTTTTTGTATAACTGTTTTTCCTTTAGGGTTTTCTATATCAAATTTTTTTAAATCAGATCGTGCCTCTTCTATTGAGTCTCTAATAGGTTGACGAAATATTTTATCGTTTCTATTAGGAGCAGCATAATATTTTTTAGAGCCGTCGGTAAAAGTTCTTTCATAAATAGCTGGTTCAACAGTTTTACCTCTAATTTCTGTTTTAAGACTAGGGTCTAATCCAGTATTTCCAGAAACGATATTTAATCTTTTCTTAAGTTCTGGCCCATCTTTAGTTTGTAAAGCTTTGTATGCTGAACTACTAATGGCTCCGCCTACACCTATCTTTATTTTATTTTTAGGATATTTTTTATTATGGAGTTTTATTAATTCAGGAATTGAAATAGGGTCTTTACCTTGCGGAGTTTCTAAAAACTCTCTTACAAATTTTCTAAAGCTTTCTGCTTGAGTCATTACACCTCCAGGATCTTAGCTAAGCCACCACCTCTGAAAAGACCTTTCTCTCTTAACAAATCATCAATCTTATCTTTTAATGCTGGATCGCTGTCTGGATTTTTAAAAAACTTATATAGGTTTTTAAAATTTTTATTTGAACCTGCTTCACCACCTAAGTGTTTAAAGATCGCAGTTTTCTGTGCAGCTGTATATAAACCTCTTACAATACTACCTGCCGAATAACCTACACGTCCACCATATTGAAACTCAAAGTCATTAGGGTCAATCATTTCAGGATCAAAGTATCTACTAGTAATTGTATTACCTTTTGCATCTTTTATCTTAACTAAATTTTCTGCAAACTTTTGTATGTCATCTGCATTATCCAACTGTGCAACTGACGATGCAACCTTTGGTCCAAAATATTTTTGTACCAATAAAAACGGATCACCCATTCCTCCGCCACCACCTTCAGTCATAAATTTAAAATCATCTGCTTCCATAATACCTGATAAAGTTGTACCACCTGGAAACTCTGGATCTTCTAAATCTTTTATTCTATTTAAAAACTCTCTAGCATTTGCTCTAACTACTGGTTGAGCATTTTCTGCAACACCTGCGTTTAGATAAATTTTATTTACAATGTCATCTACAATTAAATTACTGTTCTTAACATTCTTGATTGCCTCAAGTCCTGCACCTGTAAATGGCGCTGACGTATAATTTTCTACTTCAGGGAAAGGAACATTATCTTTTCTAAGAGACATCAAACCTTCTTGGTCCAAATTTTTAACACCTGTTTTAAGATCTGTAATGTTCGCTGGCGCTGCAGGTGGGAAATAAACTTCATCCATCTTCTGCATATTTTTTAAAAGCTGACTTGCTTGTATGTCATTTAGTTTACCTGATACGGCATAGCCAACTGAACTTTTTAATTCATCTATTGCTTTTGATTGCGGTAATACACCTAATGCCTCTTGGTTGATGTCCATGTCCAACATCAACTCGGGAGACTTACCCTTTCCTAAAAAATTTACATTTGTTTTTGTGCCAAGGACCTCGGAAGTGTTACCTCCAAGTTTTTTGTACAATTGTATAATCGCATCTAATGTTTGTTTTCTAGCCATAATATACTAACTTACTTCTATCTGGTAACGGTTCGTCTTTATATGAATCATTATTACGAACTAAGCCACCTTGTTTAATACGCATAATCGCCTGTGTTGTGGAGTCAACATAGTCATCGTGATCTCCAAACGGAAATGATGCGCACTCTTCCACAACCTCTTGAGCGTAATGTTCGTGCATAGGAGCCCAAATTAATCCCATCTCAAAAAGCGGTGCTACTGAGTTTACTCTAGCATGTTTATCATTTCCTCGGCTCGGCGTAAAGTTAATTACGGGGATACCCATATCTCTTAATTCAT